CTACTCACAAATTGAGAAGTTGAAAAAAGACGCACACTATGATGCTGAAAAACATCACAAAGAGGAAAGTTACGAAGAGTATGGTGGTAAAAAAGGAGACGATTCAAAATCTCACAAGGATTATGAAGAATCTAATGAAGAGTTCGGAGGTAAAAAAGGTGATGATTCAAAATCTCACAAAGATTACGAAGAGGCTAATGAAATCAGGAGTCACGCTGCTGGACAAAAAGCTTCATCTGACAAATCTAAAGGACTTAAAAGACCACATTCTATTCCTAATAGAGCAAGGTATAACGAATCTGCACTTGAGAAAGAAGTAAAACAATTAAGGGAGAAGAATGAAGAGTACCGTAAGGCACTTAACATCTTTAAAGAAAAACTTAATGAAGTTGCTGTTTTCAACTCAAATCTAGCATATGCAACTCGACTGTTTACTGAGCATTCGACTACAAAACAAGAAAAAATAAACATTTTAAGACGATTCGATTCTGCTGAAACAATCAAAGAATCAAAAAGTCTTTATAAGAACGTAAAGGAAGACTTAGACTCGAAAGGAAGTTCTTCAGTTGTGGCTGAATCAGTTACATCTAAAGTACAGAAATCACCATCTAGAGGTTCTGCTACGAATCTTATAGAAAGTAAAACTTACGAAAATCCTCAGTTCATGAGAATGAAGGATTTAATGAGAAAGCTTTAAAACTAAAACAATTAAAAAACAAAAAACAATGGGAGCATTATTAGAATCGGGTCTTGTTGGTAATATTGGGTTAAAACACCTTAAAGTTATCAAAGAAGACACAATCAACAAATGGGACAAATTAGGATTCTTAGAGGGTCTTAAAGGTCACGTAAAAGAGAACATGGCACAATTATATGAAAACCAAGCGTCTCACTTAATAAACGAAGCATCTGCTTCAGATAACTCAGGTTCATTTGAAACAGTAGTCTTCCCTATCATTAGAAGAGTATTTTCTAAATTATTAGCTAATGATATAGTATCAGTACAAGCGATGAACTTACCAATCGGTAAATTATTCTACTTTGTACCTAAAATTCAAAATCGTAAACTTGTAGATGGTGTTGAACAACATCACCAACCGTTTGGAGCACCAGGTAACACAGGTGGAACAGAAGCTGGTTATAGTGGTGGTAAAAACCTTTATGACAGATTTTACGAAGGTGAAGCACCAAATTCAGACCCAGCAGGGTTATTTGACTACTCTAAAGGAGCTTATTCAGGTGTAGTTACAAGTGTAACTCCAGTTAAATGGGATGGTTCTAAATTAATAGATGCTGTTGCGGCTGACTACACAGGTAACCAAAGAACAATCTTGGTTAAATTATGTGGATTTGCTTCAGATGGTGCAGGTAAACTAATCGGACCTTCAGGTAACGATATGGATACTGAAAGTTTCTTAGCATCTTTAGAAGTTAAAGGTTCAGGTGGTACTTTTTATAACTTTAACGTTGTAACACAGAAGTACGGTAAAGGTATCGTAGAGTACGGTGAAGAAAAATCAACTAACTTCCCTCCAGGAACTTACACAGGTAACGGTGGAAAGTTTGATGACATTTGTGCGGCTAATGGTTGTATTTATTTATCAATTGATACTTCAACACCAGCACTTGGATGTCCTACTTGTACAGTCGATGGTTATACAGGAACTACATTTACAACGTCAACTTTACCATCTTTCAGTGGAGCTTACAGAGTATACGCTAACTTAGAATTTGAAGACCAAATGGGTGAAGTTTCTTTCGACCTTGATGCAGTTACTGTGTCAGTTACAGAAAGAAAACTAAGAGCACAATGGTCTCCAGAATTAGCACAAGATGTTTCTGCATTCCACAACATTGATGCTGAAGCTGAATTAACAGCTTTATTATCAGAACAAGTGGCGGCTGAAATTGACCGTGAAATCTTAAGAGACTTAAGAAAAGGTGCAGCTTGGACATTACGTTGGGATTACAACGGATGGAAGAGAGTGTCTAATGGTTCAGTTAACTATAACCAAAAAGACTGGAATCAGACATTGATTACTGCGATTAACCAAATCTCAGCTCAAATTCACAAATCTACATTAAGAGGTGGAGCTAACTGGATTGTTGTTTCTTCGGAAATTTCAGCTATCTTTGATGACTTGGAATACTTCCACGTATCAAATGCGGCACCAGACCAAGACCAATACAACATGGGTATTGAGAGAGTAGGAACGTTATCAGGTAGATATCAAGTTTACCGTGACCCTTACTTCCCACCAAACACTGTTTTATTGGGACATAAAGGTTCTTCATTATTGGATACAGGGTACGTTTACGCACCGTATGTACCATTACAGTTGACACCTACAATGTATAACCCGTTCAACTTTACTCCGATAAAGGGTATTATGACGAGATACGCTAAGAAAATGGTTAATAACCGTTTCTATGGTAGAATCGTAGTTGATGGTGTTAGAACATTTGACTTGAACTCTTTAAGATAATATATCTTAATAGGAATATTAAAGGGGACCTTATTGGTCCCCTTTTTTATTTGTGTAATTTCTCATACAATGAGGGGAATCTTCCCCAAAATACAAACATCTTAAAATTTCATTTTCAATTCTTAATGGTTGAAACTCATCCGCATCGTTTGGTTTATGACCACTGTTACGTGCCTTCATTATAATCATTTCATTTTTTATAATTTTAGAACAAATTTCACTTTTAGTCATAATGTATTTTTTTTGCATAAAAAAAGGGACAACGTCCCTTTTTAATTTAATTAATTAGCCTTGTGTACTTCAGGGTCAGGAACGGAAGTTTCTTTATCCTCAGGTGGTGTAGTTAACACTCTGATTGCTCTTGAAACCACCTCAGACTCTTCAATACTAAACGCACCTCGTTTGTGTGCCGATTTTGCCGCGTGTACTACACAGTACAATGATTGGTCACCATTTAAGTTCTGTACAAACTTATCTAAATCTTGAAGATTAGTGTAGTTTATAGTGTCAAATAATGTTCCAATAGGTTTTGGTTGTTCATCAACAGATTGTTCGGTACCTTGACCCTCTAAAATTTCACTTACTTTTTCCTCTACAGGTTTAGTTTCAGTTTTTTTAGTTCTAGTCTTTCTAGCTGTTGGTTTGTTTGTCTCGTCAGACGTTGTCTTTTTAGCTTTAGCCATTTTGTTTTTTTATTTAATGAATAAGTTTATTTCTTGTTATATTTATTAATAGATAAATGAAGTATAGTAATAATCAAGTATGAGTGAATATATTTTAACAGAAGATTTAGCCGTTTGGTTTGGAAAGAAGAAAAAAAAGAAAGGTTCCTCACAACCAAAAGGTCCTTGGGTTAATATTTGTAAAAAGAAAAAAGGTGGTGGTCACCCACCATGTGGTCGTGGAGACGCTGACAAAGGGGCGTACCCTGTGTGTAGAGGTGCAGGTGTTGCAGGTAAAATGTCTCAGAAAGATAAAGACTCGGCTTGTCGTAGAAAACGAGAAAAAGAAAAAAAAGATACTCAAACAGGAAAAGGTCAAAAACCAACAAGAATTAAAGTGAAAAACTATAAAAAAAAGAATGAGGCGATAGATAGGTTAGTAAACTTAATTATTGAAGACGACATGAGAGACGTTAATGTTTCAAGTAAAGTAGTTAAAAGTATTTGTGATGCTAAAAAATTCTGTAACGCTCAAGGACCTATTACTTTTGGACAATTAAGAAGTATCGTTAACGGAGCTAAAAATAAAAGATTAGCTAAACATGTAGGTGAAGGTGGATTTAAAGCATTTATACGTTTAATGCCTTGGTTTATACCACAAATTGCCGTAGCGGGAATGTTTACATCTGCAGTTAGAGCCCTTAATAAACTATTAGGTCCAACATTAAAAGAAACGTCATCCTATAAATCTTGGTGGGCAAAGGCAATTATGAAGGTATTTAGTTTTGCTGAAGGAGATATTAATCCTGTGGACCCGTTTAGTCAAATATTTTTTATAAGTGATGGGTTAATGAATTTAATGAATAATGAAAACAAACTAAAATTCGCTTATCATATTTCAGAAATGGCATCAAACGAGCCAGACGATAAACCTGTTCCTGAATTTTTTGTTGAAAATGAATTAAGAAGTTGGATTAATCAAAGATTTTTATTAGACCCACCATTACAACCAAAAACGTTAGATTCTTTTGACGATGTATCCATACCGTTAAGTGAACCCGAAAAAGAGGATGAGGATTTAGTAGATGATACTAAATTAATTGAATCGGTTTTAAAGTCATACACTAAAGAAAAGACCGTAATATCTGAAGAATTACAATATCATATTGATAATAGTCTTTCATTAACTGAAAATGTTTTTAGATATGGTAGTCCCAAATACTTTGACGTAATTAACGAAGCACGTAAACTATATAGTGAAGGTTACAATCAATGGTCAGAAGAGGAAGTGGAGTTATTAGAATCCGATAGAGGTAGATTTTTTAATTATAAGGGTGAAAGATTACCGTTTGATTTTCCAATGGTTAATGAACAGGCATTTAGTTGGGACGGAACATATGCCAATGAAATTGATGAACAAGGTGAGGATGATAATCTAAATTACAATGTCTTACTTGGGTACGCTATGGAGATGTCCAAATCTGCATGGGCCGAGTCAAATAAAGATATAAACCGAATAGGTGCACTTAAGGAGTTAAAAATGTATTATTTAGATTTAAGAAATAATAAAACCCCTATGAATTTATCAGTACCTGCGGAGGTAGCTAAGAAGACTGTTGAGAAATTGGTTGGTGAGTTACCTAACGAATCATTATCATCACTTGAGGAATTAGGTGCAAGTCTAAAGACACTTAGTGAGGCCGAATATAAGGGTAAAGATGTTAGTTTAAATAAACCTAAGTCAGGTGGACCTAAGAAGTGGTATGTGTACGTTAAAAACCCTAAGACGGGTAAGGTAATCAAAGTATCGTATGGTTCCCCTGTTATGACAGCTAAATGGAACGACCCAGGTGCTCGTAAATCATTTGCAGCTAGACATCAGTGCGCTAAGAAAAAAGACAAAACTAAGGCGGGTTATTGGGCGTGTAGAGCACATAAAGATTTTGGTAAAAATGTCTCAGGTAGATTTTGGTAATGATATATTCAGACACACAACTATCACATAATAAAAAACGTAGAGTTTTTAATGAATCCGTTAACTCTGAAGAGTTAAAATGGCACAAAGATGAGTACGACCGTATAATATTTGTAGAATCAAGTAATGGTTGGAAACTACAAATGGACGAGGAGTTACCTCAGGACCTTAAGGTTGGACAAAAATATGTTATTAATAAAGAGACGTACCACAGAGTAATTAAAGGTTCTGGTGACCTTAAAATCGTTATTATCGAAAACAATGATTATATTAGAGTCCCTTCACCTGTAATTAGCCAAATGAAAAAGGGTTTATCGTACTCTAAAGGAATTAATAGAGTTACTCAAAAGATAGTTGAGAATAACGTAATATCTAAAAACCAACTATTAGAATTAAAACAATTTTTTGACAGTAAAAAAGAAACGATTACTTTAAATGAAACGTTTAAAGGAAAACCACAAAAAGATATAGAGTATGTTAATTGGTTATTAAATGGTGGAGATGTGGGGTATAAATGGGTTATATCAAAAACTACTTAGTCCCATTCACTGGCAACGCTTCTAATGTTATCTTTTTTAATTCTAATAGTATAGTTCTTATCTCCATAAGCATTAGGTACCATTAAGTAGAAATAATCTAAAGCTCTTTCTAAGCAAGAAGACTCGGTTTCTATAATGAGTTTTTCTTCCCCATTAACAATTTTAACAAAATGATAAGTTGTATTTCGATACATTATTTTTTTTTATATATTACAAAT